CAGACATTGCCTGTGTCACACATGACCCAAGCCCTATCGGTATCTGATTTCCAAGCCCGTCTTATCTTGTCAAAGAAGTCAGGGTCAGGAATCTCGTCCATGTCTAAAACGACACACACGTCCACGTCAGCAGGTACAAGGTCAAGTGCCATGTTCCTAGCCACATCAAACCTAAAGTCGCTTAGCGTGGCTCTGTGGGCTTCTACGGGGTATTTCTGGAGTAGGTCATAGGTGTTATCTTCTGACCCAGTATCTAGGACAATTCGGACATCGGCACCTTTGGTTGCCTCTACCCATTGCTTAACGTGCTTAGCCTCATTCTTGGCTATAGCATAGACTGCTATCCTCATTGCAGTTATCCCCTTACGGTCTTAAACTGGACTTATTAATTGCTACACCCTTACAGCAATCTGCGTAGGATTCACAGTCTTGAGTTGGGCATCCTGTTCTACAAGCCATCTGTCTGGTCCTCTGAAACTTTCCAATCATCTACCATGCCACCGCAGGGACCACACATAAATGTTGTGTTCTCTGGACCCTGACCATGAACAGTTACGTTATTCCAGTCGCAACCATCTGTGTGGCAAGTTATGTCGTACCAAATTAAATCATCCATTATGCACATACCATCCATGAGAACGCTGCTGCTACTGCACCAGAAGCACCGTTGTTTGCAAATACAGTAAATGTTGTTGCACCAATATTACCTACAAATATATTTGTATTATTAGTTGCGCTATAAGTGTTTGACCGAACTGTTGCTATCGCAGTAGTTGGAGTTACACCAAGACCATGAGTAACGGTTAAGTTTGCACCAGAAGTTGTTGTTCCTTGTCCACCTGAGACACCAGCCAAGCGACCACCACGAATAGTTGCGGTTGAGGCACTAACTACTATTTCGTTAGTAGTATCGTTCGCACCACCTCGGATAGAGGTTGAACCGCCAGAACCACCACTGATGTAAGTGCTACCACCATTTGATAGGACAACATACTCAGTGCTGGTCATGCCGTTAGTTGCAAGACTTTCATAATTTGAATCCGCAGTCCAAGGGCGAATAGTAAAACCACCATCAGCACCGCTAGAGTCAGCACGGATTTGACCAGAAGATGAAATTGCTGACGAAAAAAGAGTTCCACTATTAGGGTTAATAGTTATGTTACCGCTTGAATCAGCAGTAATGTTTCCTCTTTGTGCTGTAACAGCATTGTCGGTAAATTGAATTATTGCTGCCGAACCGTTGCCTGAAGGTTGTCTAACAAGAACTCCACGACCTGCACCAGCATCGGTAGTTGCAGCAATAACACCACTAGAGTCAATGTATGGTGCATAAAGATTTCCAGTCATGGTATCGCCAGACTTTTGCACAGAAGCAGCAGTTGTAGCAATGCCAGTTATGGTTCCAGTAACACCATTAACTGATACAACATAATCTGTAGGTAAAGGACCAGTAGGACCTGTCGCTCCCGTAGCACCAGTTGCTCCAGTGTTGCCAGTTGCTCCCGTTGGTCCTGTAGGACCAGGTACTGTGCTATCTGCTCCAGTAGGTCCTGTAGCACCAGTGCTACCTGTTGGTCCTGTTGGACCTGTGGCACCAGTTGGACCTGGAACAGTTGAGTCAGCACCCGTGGCTCCTGTTGAGCCTGTGGGTCCAGTAGGTCCAGTACTTCCTGTAGGTCCAGTCACACCTTGGATACCTTGTGAGCCTGTGGCTCCCGTTGCACCAGTGGGTCCTGTGACCCCTTGAATACCTTGGTCGCCTTGCGGTCCCGTAGGACCTGTCGCACCCGTAGGTCCCGTTGGTCCCGTACTACCCGCAGACCCTGTGGTACCAGTGTCACCTGTTGCGCCTTGTGGACCTGTTGGTCCCGTTGAGCCAGTAGCACCAGTGCTACCAGTAGGACCCGTAATGCCTTGTATACCTTGAATGCCTTGGGCACCAGTAGGTCCTGTGGGACCTGTTGAACCAGTGCTACCTGTAGCACCTGTTGGTCCTGTCGGACCTGTGGGTCCTGTACTGCCAGTGGGACCAGTGGGACCCGTAACACCTTGGATGCCCTCGTCTCCTTGAGCACCTGTGGGACCCGTAGGTCCAGTACTACCCGTTGCGCCAGTGCTACCCGTACTGCCTGTAGGTCCTGTAGCACCTGTACTACCCGTGCTTCCAGTTGGTCCAGTAGGTCCAGTAGGACCTGTAATTGCTGCACCCGCTGGACCAGTAATACCTTGAGTTCCTTGTGCACCTTGTGGACCTTGAAGGTTATCAACAATAACAACTGTCTCTTGTGTAACTTCAGTACCAAGAATAATGTCAGTAACAGTCTCTTCAATGGTAACTGTAGTAGCGGTAACTTCTTCTTCAATAATGACTGTGTAGTCTGGCATTACTGTGTCACCTCTGCTGTTACAATAAAGCGACCCTCCAGGATTCGTGTTACTTCATCACCAGAAGATGTAAGTTCAATGTCATATACCCAACGACCAGCAGGGACATCAGCCATAGTAGCAGCATTAACAGTTACAGAAACATGACCAACAGAAGTCATGGTTGCTTCGTCAATGTCTAACAAGGTTGTGCTTGAAGAAGTAGAGCGGCGAACCTGCATGGCAAATGTGTAGCCAGTTAAATCCCATGGAGTACCATCGGTCTCAACACGGAAGTTAAGATTAAAGGTAGCACCTTGTTCGGCTACAATGTTGTACTTACCGCTCATAGTTCATCCTTAAGATGTAATGTAATGTGTTCATCTAAACGTTTTTCAATTCTATCCACCGTACGGGCAATGTCCGGAAGACTGCGACCACCATTGGCACTAGGTTGAATAGGATGTGTTAATTCTTTAATGTAAGATTTCAATGGAGTTACTATAAATAACTTACCCAGTACGGTCAGGATACCTATACTTAACGATACAACCGTCAAGGACTCTAGAAGTGTCATACTGTGAACACCTCATAGCCAGCCGCTTCAAGGTCATCTTTTTCTTGTTCTGTAATGTAGTACTCATGACCACCCATGTAAACATATTCTGCAATAGCAATATCATCTTGAATAGGAAAACGATCTTCGTAATATTCGCCATCAATTTTTAGGACTGTTACACCTTGCTTGCGTGTGTACCTAGCAAAGAGCCAGTTACCACCCATAGGTCCTTCATCCACCGTTGGTGGTACGAATAAGTAAGCCATTATAATTTTCCTTTTATGTTAGAAACATAACCCCACCCCCAGGACCACTATATGACCTGGGGATGAGATTAGCGTCGCTAATTAAGCAATGCTTGAAGCGGACTCAATACGGAAGAGTGCTTCGTCACGGTATACAGCATGACCAAGAACGCCGTACCATCCGATTGGACGGTGACGCATCAAGCGGTCAGTAACTGGACCAATAACTACGTGTGGCTCTTCTGCCACTGCTTCAGCAAGTGCCTGCTGTCCACAAAGGAATGTACGGTAAACAGGAATGCTGCTTGCTCCGTCATTAGCCTTCTTTAGACGTGGGGACTCAATGAAGTATGCACCTTCAAACTGACCAATTTCGCCAGCCCAGATTGCATCGTTGCTCTGGTACTCGTGTGGGTTACGCCATGAAGCAGCACCAGTTTCGGCACGAAGGTCATGGGAAACTTCTGGGTGAATACCACACCAGTATAGTGAACCCTTACGTCCGTTAGCCTTGTTGGTACGCAACTTAGCAACTGCACGACGGATATCAGCAGCAGATAGTGTATCATCTGAAGTGATGCCTGAAGTTGTGGTTGCTGTGGTTGTTCCACCGGTTGCGTATAGTACGTTAGTACCTGCAAGCAGTGCTTCCTGTGCTAGGTCATCAATGCTATCAGCCATGTTGAATGCAATGATGTTTGCAACAGCAGGATCTACGTCTGCAAGAGATAGCAACTGCAACTTCTTGGTTACTAGAGTAGCGTTACCGTATTCCTTTAGGGTTACGGTTACGATATCTGGAGTACCAAGAGCAACTGCTGCTGGATCTACATCTTCAGATAGTTCTGATGTTACCTTTGCTAGGTCGTTGTAAATCTGTAGTGCTACAGAAGAACCTGGCATAGCCTGACGAGCAGGCTTCTTGTCTGCTACTGAACGTAGCAATGGGGTAGCGCGTAGTTCAAATTCAACAAGGCGATCGTACGCCTTCTGAACTAAACCAGCACCGTTAGATGGGGTGAAAGCACCAACGTTGTTAGCGGAGGCGTATGCGCCACCACCAAGACCGCCGTTAGTACCGGCACTGCCACCGGATAAGCCTGTATTCGGCATGATATTTCCTTACGGTTGATTTGTACGATTATTCGCTTCCGTAAATCATTTCCATGATTTCGTCAGCACTTGATGCGTTAGCAATCATTGACATAATATCATTGCTTGCTTCCACGGAGAGGGCATTAGATGTGGCATCGTCAATTTGACGAAGCGTACTAATATCTTGCTCATTAAGAACGGATTCTTGACGAGCAATTTGAATACCGAAAACATCAGCATTCTGTTCTAACCAAGAGTTGATCGCCTCAGGCGTTGTCTCTAGATCAGATGGAATGAAAGATGCAACTTTATTGCTTACACCCTTCTCGTTCAAAACGGATTGAACAACTGAATCACGTTGAAACTTTCTCAACGATGACAATTCAGATTCGAGTTCCTTGATTCGCTTTTCTTTAGCACGTTCTGCACGACGAACCTTTTTCAGAGCATCGTCTGGATTACCGCGACGACCACGCTGAGGTTCTTCGTCAAACTCGTATTCAAGATCGAAATCTTCATCGAGTTCTTCTAACCAGTCTTGATTGTTGTTACTCATCGTAACTATCTCCCATATCTATTTGAGTTAACGTAGACCGCGCAGTTACCTGGGGAGGGTAATGCGGCTTCTACTACCAGTCTATTACTACGTTGGGGCTGGTCGATCCAACGAGAGTTTATACTTGTCGCTTACGCGATATAGAACCAGTTGCAATTCCGGATTGTCCTGCAAACTGAGCACGAGCCTGAGACTTCAGTCTCTTTACGTTTTCCTGCTCACCAGAGATTCCAAAGGTTTCTTGTTCTAATTGCTTTTGAAGTTCTTCTCCAGTTGTGGTGTCACCAAACATTCGTGCTGCTTGTTCTACACCAGCCTGTTGAGACTTGACAGCCTTGAATCCTTCAAGTGCTGTCTCGCGTGTAATTCCACGCTTGCGTAGTTCTTCAGCACCAATCTGAGACTTAATACCAGTAGCAACTGCAGATGTTTCAATACCTGCACGAGCAACCTTAGTCTTAAGGAAGTCTACGCCTTCACCCTTCTTTGAGAGTAAAGCACTAACAAAGTCTGCATCACCTAGTGTTGGGAATTCTTTTTTAAGTTGTTCGGTCAAAGCACTATCAGCATTCTTGATAGCCAAATAACCATCTACAATTCTGCCTTCTGCTTCAGTAATAGACACATCGTTACCAATAATATCAGCAACGTTTTTCTGCGTTGCTAAATCATTAAGTCCGTAATATCTTAACTTACCAATTAACTCACGTTCGGATGCTACATACGTAGCAATGTTTGGAACGTAAGATACCGGTTGAGTCTTTGCAAGTTCACGTAACTTAAACAGTCCAGAAAATCTAGAACGATAGTTTACAAGTTTAGGATCATCTAGTAGTAAGTCTGGAATCGATGCTGAGGAGATTCCTTCATTTAACTTTGTTTGTCCAGCAGTCCAAATTTCATTTAACCAGGCATCATCTGCTGGATCAAATACACCAAAGACATTTTGTAGTTCCGACTTGAATACATCAAAGTTTGTTGTTGCCATTTAGAAACCCATAACTCTCTTAAATGCTCCGGCTAAATCAGATGCTTCTTGCTTAGCAAAATTAGTAACACCATAATCTGAACGCTTCTTTAGGCTTGCGGTAAATTCTGACATACTTTTATTCTTTGAAAGTGCATCCATTAGATCTGGATCTGTTAGTGATATCTGGGTTTCATCCTTATCAAACATAGTTGCAAACTTGTTTATGTAGGACGCACCAAGATCACGTACAGTTAATCTATCATCTTCCTGTAAACGCTTAGCAAAGTCAGGATACATCTTAATTGCTTGATTTCGATAGTAATCTTTAATATCTTTAGTTGTAGTTTTCTTTAAGATATTATTTGTTACATCAGAAAGAACAGTGTTTGGAGATATAGAAACACCCATATTGTTTGCAAAGGTTACGGTATCGTCAAATATTTTTGCAGCAGTTTCACCAAGTTTACCTTGCTTGAACATGGATGGAGTATACTTCTGTACAAATTCAGACAATACATCTGCTGTACTAAATGTGTAACTAGTGCTAGTTTGCGTGCTAGAGCCACCAGCACCGGAGGCTTTTGTTTTGCCTGCAGTATCTTTTTCCATTTTGTTAAGTAAAGAATAAAATTCTCTTTTAATTTTAGCACTTGGTTTTTCACCAAACATATCTAACCATGCTTGCTCAAGAGAAAAGTTAGCCTGTTGTTTTGTAGTAAAATTGTAACTTGTACTTCTTTGACTAAAACCACTGTTATCTTTTTCTTTTACAACGGGATCGCCCTCGCGGGTAGCAACAGCAACATTGCTGTTATTTAGTGTGGTGCTACCATAACTACCACCAGAACCTGGTCCAGACATTTCAGACATTAATTTTCCTTATTAAATTTACGAGGAGTAATCCACTAGTTGATTGAATGTATCGTCTTGTAAGTAACGAGTATAGATAGGCTTAAACTCTGGATGTTGTCTAATGATTTCATCAACCATTCGATCTCTCCAGTCAGCAAACCAGACGTTAGTCTTTGCATCTATACTCTTGGTACCAGTTGCTGCTCTCCATGCTTCAAGTTCAGCAATAATAACTTCTCTGCCCTCAACATATTGTTTCAATGCTTGAGCACTACCGAGATCATTACCAACGGTACTCATGTATTTTTCATCTGCTAAGAAGCGTTCGATTACCTTGACACTGTTATCAGACTCGTTCTGAGTGAATCCCTTATTGCGATCCCCCCATAATGGGAACTGTTCTGCTACCATATTCTCAGCGCGCTTCTTCCACGCACCATAGTATTCATTGTAAACGTCTGTTCCCTTTTGAATACCACGAGACTTAGCATCATCTTCGATGAACTCAATCGCATTCATGTAAGTTTCCCATGCTTGCGAGTATTGCTGAGAACGTCTACGCTCTACATCGTTAGTAAGTTTCTGACGAATTGGCTTACCATTGATTGTTGTAGAGAAGTAGTTGTCGTCAATAATTGGACTGTAATCAGTTGCAGTGTTGCCCTGATTAAACATTACACCGACAATTGAATTGTCTGGATATGAAGCATCTACAGATTCTACTAATGACTTGTTCTTCATTAGCGCATTGCTTGTTGCTGGAGTAGCCCATAAACCAAACTTATTGCTTGCAGAACGAGTAGTTACTACACGAGTAATAGCATCTACGTAACGCGGATTATTGTATCGTTCTTCAATAATCTTAGTAAACGCAATTGATGCTGCATCAGGATCACCATACTGCTTTTGTAGCATAGTGTATTCTTGGTTCAACTGACGGAACTGTTCGTTTCCTAGTTTACCAGCAACAACAGGACCACCGAATGAGAACGCTGCTTCTACGTATAGTGAGTTTCTTGCACGTTCGTCAGCCATTTCAGATAACTTATCGTGACCAATACTCTGACCGTTAAGCGTATTCTCAATAACAAGCATGTCATATGCTGCTTCTTTACGTGCACGGAAACGTGCTTCTACTTCTGGGAATGGTATCTTACCTTCTGATACAGCAGATAAACCAGATAGAATCCATGAGTTAGTTGTAAGTGGGTTAATAGCAGAACCTACTTGACTTGCTATACTGCCACCATAAGTTTTTTCGTAGTATGGCATCATGTATTTTTGGAAGTCATCTACGTTCATACCCATCTTACCGAGTACGGTATTTGGATCATACGTCTTGTCAGACAACCAACCAAGAAATAGTGTGCCACCAACTTGACCTACTGGACCACCAAGAGTCTGTACGATAGGCAGTTGACCTTGTGTAATAACATCCATTTGACCTGGAGGTAAACCAATAAAGTCTTGACCGGTAGAGTCTTTAATCTTGTTCTTTAGATTCTTGCTGATAGGCAATGAATCAATCTTTACAATAGCAAGATTACGTGATGATGTCCAAGGATTGCTCCATGATACACTATCACCATTTTCATCTTCTACGAATCCACCACGGAATGGTGCGTTGTATCCCTTGGCAAGTGCAATTGCAACCTCAGGATTGCGGATAGATGTACCTAACCAGAAGCGACTTGAGTTCTGATGTGCCATGTAGAATGGTGCTACGAAGCGCATTAAAGTTGCAAGATCGGTGTAGCGTTCAACGCTATACATACGCTGCATAAGTTCTTTGTATGCACGAGAAGTAGCATTGTAACGAATCTGTGCTGCGTATGCACCAGGATCCTTACCCTGAGCATCAAGCATTCTTGCTAAACGGTTTGCTTCACTGGTGTATACCATGTTGTAGAACGGATGACGAATCAAATGATCTTCAGGTAGCGTTCCAATGAAGTGGAAAATTGTACGAACAATGTTCTTACCCATTGTTGCTGCGTTCAACGCAGTAATTGCAGTATCACCTTGAACTCGTTCACGCAAGGACATAGGAATCTTAGATGAATCAGCAGCAGTTAGTCCACCTCTTGCTGCTTTAATCATTAATTCATCGCCAAATGCATCTACCGGACGTAGGTATAAAAGAACTTGACCTTCAATAATAGCGTCAACTTCATCTTTCCAACTTGTTGGAACCATTTCGTTGCGATTTTCGTAGTCAACCTTGCGTTCTCTTCTCCAGATCAAGGCATCTTTGTCGTTGCTCTTTACGAAGCGTTGCAGTTCTGCTTGAACTTTTTGAATGCTTGCTCCATCAGCAAACATTTCAACCGCTCTTCTGGCAACAACATCGTTCATTACTACGTTGTTAATGTATTCAGCATGAGCAGAAGCCCACATAGAACTATCAATGTCAATAGGTGCGCTACGATTACCACTCTTTAGAATGTGAGCACCCGTTACACGAATATCTCTATCAAGCAAACGGATGCTAGAGTTATGAGCACTGGTTGATCCACGCATAGCCTCGCCGGACTTACCAGAAAGAGCACCACCAATTGTAGCACCACCAGGTAGCGTAACGTCTTTTTCAAAACTACGCTTAATGTTTGGCTTTATCTTACCAGATGCTTCAACAATCTTACCACCTATTGCATTTCTTTCATCAAGGAAAGTACGAAGGTGAGCAGTATGAAGTTTTACTCTATCCAAGAAGAACACTAGTTCTTCTTTGTGGGTCTTCATTATTGGTCCAGATCTTGAAGTATTAACTTTGTTAATCTTCTGTGATGCTTCATCAATAATTTCATCTAGATACTTTAGTGCTGCATAGCCATCTTCTGGATCTAACTGAATTAGTCTAGCAGTTGCTGATCTAAAGTCCTCATCAAAGAGTATCGGTAGGAAGTCTCCTCCAGGTTGACCACTAACAATCTTGTTACGTAGTTCATTGTAGGCAGAGTTAATCTCTATGGCTGCAGGTGATGGTGCATTGCCTTCAGCAATCTTGCTTACCGCTCTGAACCTACCTTCGACAACAGCAATAGTCATAGACAAACCATCGTTTGCCTGGAATACTCCCTTGTCTGCAGCCTTACGGGTATCAGTGATTGCTTTAGCAGCAATCTTTCTACCACTCTTGGTTAAAGGACCAACAGATGTGTAGATTTTTGCGTCTGAAATAACTAGTTCATTGTTTAGATCGTCAAATTTACGACTAGCAGACTTTGCTTGACTACGTTCTACTACGTTTTCTACCGCATTGATTGCACCAGTTAGTTTACCTGCATTAAATCCACGAACCATCTCGCTCCAGCCGTAGCCATATGCGGAGTTCATGTCAACCATAGATGCAGCAACGCGAAGGTATCCTTCAAATACGTTACGTGTTGTGTACTTAAGGCTAAGTAGGGTAGTTGGCTTCCATACAAATGTGTAGAACGTATCTAGTGCGTTAACTACCTTGTCGTATCCTTGTTTTCCTACTGCGCCAGCAGCCTCGAATGGAAGTGCAATACCGGATGGGGTGCTTTGCACTGCTCCTTCGTTGTACTTACGTACCTGAGCAAGGACTTCTGTATCACCATTTGCAACACGACGCATAACATCCTGGAACAAGAAAGGATCTTCTCGTATGATAGATGCAACTTCGTTTAGATCTGTAGAAAAGTGAGTATTAGGAATTTGTGAAGTTAAAGACGGATTCTCTCGTAGTGCTTTTTCTGCAAGTTTAATGTGAGTCTTAGTTATTTCAGGTGCGCCTTCTTTTTCTGCAATACGCTTTGCGCCCTGTTCAACAAGATTCTTAATATGACTGCTAACTACAAGTTTACCAGTTCGTGTATCAACCATTGTGTAGTTCTTGTCAATGATGTCACCAATTTGTTCACGACGCTTAGCGCGCGTAGTCTGTAACATACTGCGAACAACCTGGTATAGTAGTTCATTCTGTTCTGCTGTAAACTTTTCTGCAAGTTCAGGGAACTGCTTCTTTAAGATTCCAACAAAACTTCTTTCTTCAAGTTTATCTAGGAACTGAAAGCGTTCTGAAGATTCGTTTTTCTTTGAGTAAGACTGTGACCATCTTTTTGCCTCAGCAACTGTCATGTCACCCTTGCGAACAGCAGCACGAATACGTGAATCTACTTCCTGCTGACTAAAGTGTCCAGGTATACCATCAATGATTGCAATACCGGCAGGTGTTTCATGCAACTTACCGTTAGGACTAAACCAGTCTACTACACGAATAAATCGTGCCTCAGCCTTTGTAGCCTGAAACATTTCATTTGCATATGTTGGAGTATCTTCACCAAAGTCATTCCAGAAACCACGAGCATTTAATGCTGCTGAACGAGCACGACGCTGTTCAATGAACTCAGAGCGAGACCAAGTAGATGTAGTTGCAGATTGGAATACAGTCTGCTGTCCTCCCTCACGTGCAAGAACTGCAGATTCTTCTGCTGTTAAAGGAACTGCACCAACTCTGCTCTGAAAGGCTTCTTCTCTAGCAAGTGGCTTAAGTTCTTTCTCTGCCGTTTTCTTCTGCTTCTTAAGTTCTTTAATCTCAGCATTTGCTTTTTTATTAAATGCTTCGATGCCCTTGATTTCTTCAGCAGTTAGTTTTCCACGCTTAGTTGGAACTGGCTGAATAGTATCTTGGATTGTTTTGATTTGGTTTTCAACAAAGTCAATACGTCCGGTAACAGCATTCATCTGTGCCGTTAACTGTGGGTACTTACGAGTCAATGCGGAAAATGATGCAGTATCGCCAATTGCAATCTTTGCAACTTCAGCAGACAACTGACGACCACCAAGTTGATTAGCATCAATTAGTGCTTGAGCAAGTTTGTTAGAATTACTTGAACGACTTACAAATCCGTAACTCTGTACAGCAAGAACATCGCCAGTATCAATTAAATCAAAGAGTGGTTTGATTGGACTTGGCTTATTTGCTGCTGCTTTGTTAATATCATCAACAAGGGTTTCCATGCGACCTGTATTAACTTTACGCTTTACTACACCACCTGGTGTAAGCGGTCGGTTAAGTGCTTCTATCTTAGCAACCTTACCAGCCTTTGCTACAGCAAATAATGGATCAAGTAAGTTAAAGCCGATATCACCAAGACCAGAGTAAAACTGTGCAGAACCAGAAGTAAATACAGACTCTACTGAACTAGCATTAGACCAATCAATTTTGTCTGTAGCCTGTTCGCCGCGCTTAATGTCACCTATAAGTGCAACCAGTGCACGTCCTGGAGAAATCTTACGTCGCCATGCTTGTGATGGATCGTTGTCGTAATATTCTTGAGATGATGCTACTGCATCTTTTTTAGCGTAATCGTATAACTCAGTTAATGATTTGCCTTTATTTTGATTCTGGTAGTTACGGTTAGCAACCATTAGGGCAGCAGTTAAGTTTGGTGCTACGGTATCGCGGTATGGCTCAGCAGCCCGCTCTAGTACCTCAAACGTTTTTTTACCAACAGTTGTGTTAGCGATACTAGTAATTAAATCTGCAGTGTTATCTTCAACATTAGACTTAATGTTTTCAAAAATACTGTCTCTACCGATTAGTGCCATTACTCGTCACCAACCTTGTAGCCATTGTTCATTACTAGGAGTTCAGTTAAGAACTGATCGCGTTCATCTTCAGTATCCCAGTTCACAAGGGAAAAGGGCATGACAACATCAGCGTTCTTCAAACCAAACATATTGGTAAATGCTGCAATGTTGCGAGCCAAAATCATAAACTAAGCCTTAGATGCTTCTTGACGAACGTATGTTACAAAAGTTTTGAATGTATCAGGAGCAGATGGATCTGCTGCCATAGTTTCTAATTGGTCCATGTACTTAGCGACCATAGCGTACTTAGAGTTAACTGGAGGTGGTGGTGAATAACCAGGACCTATAGGAACGCCATCAGTAACTGGTTGATCTGGATTGCTTGTTGGATCAAACAATGAAGCAATTTTTTTTGCTGGAGCAGATTGTGCTTGCATCCTTGGCGTTGAAGTACCTTTTGAAATAGGTGCGCCAGCAACTTGTTCTTCGTATTGTTTACGATCACCGTATGCTCCACCTGATGGAACCATGTCTGTACGCTCAGATAGTTTACCTGGACCCGATACAGCCTTTTCTTGGCTTGTTGTCCGGTATGGGCGTGGTCCGCCTTTAGCCATGGTAACCTCTTTCAACTATCTGGATTCTTCCACCAGTGTTAATATCAAATTTCTTAGCAACTTTTATTGCTTCTTGTATTGTTGCACCTTGGGCTAAAGCACCAAGCGCATATGCCGCTCCAGTTCCTATGCCATACAAACCAGTATTGGTTTCTAGTACCGCATAGTTACCAGCAATATGAAATACTTTTCCACTAAAACCAACTAGGAAAACAAAGTCTTCGTCTTCCTTAAGGGTTATACCAGCATCTTCATGCTGTTTGCGCATCTCAGGAATAAACTTTGACACCATAAAAGTGTAGGGTTCTGTTCCGTCGTATACAGGTGGCTTCCAGCCAAATAAGATAACATCACAGCATCGTGAGTTACCTGCACCAGCCATAACATAACCATTAACTTCAACAACCTTCTTCATGCTTTTATGCATGTATGGTCGTTCAGTGTCAGTTACTTGTGCATCAGCAGCAAAGACAAAACCCTTGCTGTTTTGTACAGCAATGATCGTAGTCATTATCCACCGATCTGAGCAAGGATTGATGCTACATCAGTAGGAGGAGCCTGCTGTGGCTGAGCCTGCATTGCTGCTTCTGGAGGTGCTGGAGGCATCTCTGGTTGAGGTTGAGGAGGTGCTGCACCAAGTGCTTCACTCATTGTTGGTGCTGGTGCTTGCTGAACTGGTTCAGGCGCAGGGAACGCCTGAGCAACAGCCTCTTCGATAGATAAGCCCTCACGACGCTTTTTGATAGTCTGAGCAATCTTTGAAATAATCGCGGAAGGATCTTGTCCCTGTGATGCCATCTGCGGGATTGCTTGGGCTGTAGCAGCAAGAGATGCCGATAGTGAATCGCGCATCCGCTCTATATCAATGCGTTCCTGCTCGCGTGAAACATTCATATTCCATGGCAGTTCTTGCATGATAAAGTCTTTAGAAACTAGATTGGCTTGTAAAGCCTGTAGAGAGAAGATAAGAGCACGTGATGGATCAAGACCAGCCATCAAACCGTAGCGTACTTGAACTTCATACTGTCCAGCAATATCTTTTTCTGGTGAGTATGCTAGTTCATAAGGAGCACCCTGGAATACACCATTCTGCTTCTTTTCACCTGGGAATAGTTTCTCATCCATCTCAAAGCAAAGTTTAACAACATGCTCAAAGGCTTCAGCCAGAATCATTTGTCCAGCCTTGATCTGAGTATCAAAGCCACCAAGTAGTGCTTGAACACCAGAACCAGTAATAATACTTGCATCAATTTGACCAGAGCGACCTTCAGGGTAACGTGAGCCCATACGCATTTCTGCTTCAAGAACTTGCTGTTCTTGGAATGCTGCTGGTGGTAGTTCCAGTCCTACACGGCGTACGCCTGCTGGGTTAGATGTACGAAGTACGGCATCTGGACCAAATGTAAATTCTTGTAGGTCCTGTGGTACAACCATAGGAGCCTGTACTGACTTTTCTGCTGCTTCCATAGCAAGCAAAGAAAATCTAGCACGAGCAATTTGAACCCAAAGTACATCATCGAACTGACCTCTCGGATCGTCCGGATCAATTCCTGGACGACGGGCAATTGCGACGGAAACTTTTCCTAGTGGGTTTCTCGTGCTACGCAGCACAAGATTATCGCGCTGCGGTAGGAAGAGCACGATTTGGTCTGCGTCTTCATAGCGCACCAACTCAAGCAACGTGTTCATGTTTTCCATGTCACGTCCGAGTTTACCGATAATACGGGTCTCGTATTCGGGGAACTCGTTTGCTAACTCTCCCAGTGTTTTGTAATACTTCTTTGTGAATGAAATGCATCGCCCATAGCGGTCATATTCAGGGTAAGCACCCATAGGGTTTTCTATGCGGATACGTGGCATTCTAGCCTGGAAATCAGGCTCAACTACAATGGGCAAAAAGGCATAAGTATTATACCAGTCTGCACCAGTGTACATCTGTGTTTGCAGTTTAGAGAACTGAATGTAGTTGTTGGCAATCATTGAACGATTGTCAGCAATCTTCTTTGATTTCTCTGACTTGCTATTAATGGATGAGCAGTTAACTGAAGGTAGCGGTGCTAGTACTTCTGCAATGTCACGGGCTGCAACGTCCACAAAGTTGGCAATCATCGGCTTTGATAAGCCTTCAGGGAACATGTCTGGATAGACTGCTTCCATGTTACCACGGCGTACTTCGGTAATATCCCGCATGCGTGAATCGCGTGTAGCGTTACGTTGCGTGAGGATACTAACCTTGTCGCTAATTTGGTCGATTGACAAAGTCATATTATTCCTAAATATAAATTACTTGTTGATCTGCAGCAAGTTCATCTAAATCAATAACTGCTCGCTGGGACATGTTTCTTCTAGTTGCATACCTTGAGTTCATGTGGTGAACTCGGTTCATACTGCTTTGAACTAGTTCCTTAGCCCGAATCTCACAGAACCAAAGAGCCATGACTACGTCAGTCTTGTTCTTGGTATCTGGTTTCCAGGTAATTAACTGGTTTACAAGAGCCTTGATATGCTCGTTACTTGCATCCGGTAGGGTAATTAGATTACCCCCAATGAATTTGCCATCGCGCATTGCACCAAAGAGATTCGACATGGAAGCCACACCGAAACTAACATCCCACTTATTCTTACCAGTAAAGTGTTCTCTCATCTGTACACCGCGATTAGCCATCCACATCCGCAGATCCTCGTCTAGGGAATAGGCTTTCTGGTGTGCGTTGATTTCAACGCGTAATTCAATAGGTCTAAACTTAAGCACCCAGTCTTCCATGAGTGCTCTGATCTTTTGGGGGGTTGGATCTGCCATGTTATACACATCCAGAACCATACGCTCTCCGGACTCACGCTCTACAGCATAAGCAACCATAGCAGCATGCCCTGACATAGCAGGGTCAAAGCCCAGAATGGTTACCCATTGTCCTCCCGATGGATGTCCAGGCGCGCCCATGTTGAGAGGACCAGGCTTGCGCATGCGGTTAACGCAGGAGTTAACAAGCGCAGGGGGAAAGATCGCGTCTTCTTCGACATCTTGCTGTTGGTATACGAGAGCCCATGTAGATGGGTTAACCTCACTGCGTCGTTGGAAGAGGCGTTTTCCATCCCATTTAGGGTAGTATCCATTTTCGTCCTGTACTAAAAGTTCTGAGTCATCTTCGTTATCTGGATCTGCACCATCCCAAACACGGTCGGAGATGGGCCAGAGCGTCTTCCAGTTTTCCTTTTTATCAGCGAACTCTAGAACTGCTGGCATAGCCAAATAAGTAAAGGGGGATTTGTCTCCAGACCAGTTATCTGGGTTGCGGATCTCTTTATAGAGGTCTACCGAAGAGACTCGAGTCCCTGCAATAATGAGCATACCGGTTGCTCCGACACGGGTAATAACCATCTTTTGCAACCAGTTGAGTTGCTTCTCCCATTCGTGGGCGTTGGTAGTAGTGACCACGTCGTCCAAAATAATCAGGTCTGCGCGAGTACCGTAAATCTGTTGCCCCATACCAATGGCTTGGACGGTTGGGTCCTTCTCGCCAGATGAACGTTCCAAGTAGATACGGTCGGCAGTCCATTGATCCGCTGTTTCCTTCCAGCCACCGGCTGGTCCATAGACACCTTGGAGTTTGGCCCAGTTGTCTTCTGTCAGACGTTGTTTAATGGAATACAAGAATTCCTTAGCACGGGTCTGGGTTTGGGATACGATAACAATGCGGATGTTGGGATCCATTGCAATACGGTAGGTAGCGTAGCCAACCGTTAGAACCGTAGACTTAGCATGCTCGGGCGGTACGTTGATTAACATACGGCGGCGATTGCTAGGTTCAAAGGTCATAGATGGGTGGAGCCAAGATGGGGCTTGCCCCTCTAAAACATCAATCCAAGACTGGTGATGAGGGAATACCTCAGATCCTAGGAACTCCTTGGAGAAGGTGGCAAAGTCAATCTTTTTGCCATTAACCAGGGTCTCGCTCATAAGGGCGTTAGACTCGCCCCGCGCATCCTCAAGTTTCATAGCGAACTTAGGGTCCCGGAGCCACGTCTTTAAGGCAGCAGGTTTACGACCTACTATACCCAGCGCAGCGTGTTCTGATACGCCTGACGCTACAGAAGCCAGAAATTTCGCTTGGTCCTCATTCTGCTTAATTACCGTATGGTGCAATGCACCTGTCCTAGCAGCCACCGAAACACATCCTAAACAACATCCAAATACAACACACATACAACACCGCAACAAGCGGTGTATTATATACTAGCAAACCGACAGGGTTTGCGTAAAATAACCTTACATATATACTAACCCCATTATAAAGACCCTGTAACGATTTGTTACCAAAAATTTATAAAGTAATTTACGTCACATTAAGAAAACTCAATAACCATACGGAAACACAGCAGAAAATAATATGTGAGAGTAATGTATATACTATTCCTCCGCCCTTAATAACTGGGGGGTCATAGGTTGCTTTTCAGCAACACCTCGCAGCTCGTTGCGTTATCGCAACACATACCCCCCCTACGGGGGTGGGGTGGGGGGTGATGTTTAATAACAACGAATGAATGTTAATGCTTGACTGTCTGCTCGTTGTTTATCCGCATCAAAGCTTTGGGTGCTGCATTATTTTTGGGCATAGAAAAACCCCCGCTTTCGCGGGGGCTTTCCTTGTGTTGCTAACTTGTAGCGATTAGCATTTCAAGCAGGGCTTGAGTTGCCTTGATTGCATTGGCGCGATCTTGTGCGCTCAATGTCTTACCTGTCTGGATTGCCTTGTTGATTGCGTTGATCTGCTCAGCAGGTGCAGGTGCGTTGGTTGCCTTTGCCTTTGGCTTAGGCGTGCGAACCTTGCGGACAGGTGCGGACATTAACTCGAGTTCCTTTGCCTTTGCAGGGGTCAAGGTGCGAACCTGCTCAACGGTGATCTTGTTGCCTTGCAACTCTTTCAGCAGGGCTTGAGCATTTGCGCCACTCTTTGAGTCAGCGATTGCAACGTGATGCGAGATAGTGGCAACGCTGATCTTGCGCCCTGCCTGCTTTGACCATTCAGCAACGATTGAACGGTGAGAGTGTCCTGCATCAACTAAACCCTTGAGAATACCTGCAATGTATTCAACGGTTTGTTGCTCTTTGGCAACGATCTTTTTGATCTCGCCGACTAGCGCAACTTTCGCGCCTACCTTTTCCTTTTCTTTGGTACTCATTTTTTTTCCTTTTCTACCAAGCCCGTTTGGCTTGATGTACCAAAAGTACCACAAAAAACGAGAAAACGGCAACATTTGGGAAAACTTTTTTTTTCCCTTTATTTGCAAGGGTTTTCGGGCGTGTCGAGAATCCGCCGCATTTACCCCTAGAAACCGGCAACGCCAGCCCAATTAGTTGAAAGTTCAACTACCGCCTGGGCTTTCTTTGAATCCGTTGCAAGATCGCAACAATTCCTAGTGATCATAATTATGATCAGGCAACTTGATGCAGATACGCAACAAAGCTAAGCGTTACAGATACGCAACACGCGCCAGACTTACGCGCTAAGCGTAACCGTTACCCATTAGCAACAAGATCACCCGATTAGATACGCGCTACCCGTTACCAATACGCAACGCCTACGGGCTAGGGCTAGGCGTAAGGCTAGGCGTTACCAATTAGCAACGATCACTAAGTGATCATAATTATGATCAGCAACCTAGTTGCACTTAGGCAACACCCACCCGTAGCCACCGGTACACCCACACCCATACATAGGCACACCCACACCCGTATGCATACACATACACACGCATACACATAGGCGAGTGCGAGCGCAGGGGTGCGCCTGCGTGCGCATAGAGGTGCTGTGTACGGTACGGGCAGGTGCTGTAAAAGGTGCAGGAAAAATAGGTGCATTTTATCCTTGACAGACTATGTACCTGTGTGGTAAGATGGATACATCAGGTTGTGAAGGACACAATCTGGTGGTGATCACCGCAAGGCGATCATAATTATGATCAGAAAGGTTAGTTAAATGGCTGACTTTTGGTTAGAGCAAGAGGATGTAAGTAAGTTCGGTGCTGTCAAGGCATTGCACTTAGACATTGAAACTGGTATGACATTTGATGAGCGTATGGCTTATCGTGAGTCTTTCAGTTCCTATCAGGATCGGGTGGACTTTGAGCGCAAGCAGGCTCAGGCTATCCTTGATGCTGTATCCGAGGGCAGACTACTGTCTGCTGTCGCACAGGCACAGGCTACACTACGGGCTGTGGCTCACCTACTAGAGGAGAAGTAATGCAGACAATTAACGGGTTCGATCTACTGTTGCTAATGGTAATCGTGGGTCTAGTGTGGCGTGTGGTGCGCCTGAATCGTGAGTGCGAGGACTATGTGCGCCAGATCCTGCAAGTTTCGTGGGAATTACAGAGTGAGAGGAAAAGTAAGAATGGCTAAGCCAACAAGTGATCATAATTATGATCAGGTAAAGGTTAAGTTCGAGATCGAATGCACCTATGAATTACGGTCAGGTCACCCACTTGTGGCTTTGTTCAACACGATACCAGAGGATAGTCAAAAGAAAATCCTGCGCGGTACAGCAGTGGATTCTCTGGGTGCTATGCTGGAAAAGGTTAATGACGGTGGATCGTTTGCTTTCTTAAGGAGTATCAAGTGACTGCACTATTAGTAAATCGTGATCGGTTCGTGGAAGCGTGGTGTTTCTTGTGTAGAGAACCTATGTCTGTGCAACACGATATACCTGTAATGCTTGACCACTACCACGAGGTCTATGTATGCTCGGACAAGTGTGAAGAGGAGATGAAGTATGCCTATGTCTGAGGTAGTAACCTATCGAATCAACAAGGACTCTGATCGTATTGGTATTCTGCGTGAGTTCTTTGGCAAGGACAGGTGGTATTTCACCTGCTCTGACTGTGATACCCAGAGTAAACCCTACCGGTGGGTATCTGAGTTGTGTGCTGGTATTAACTTGCACAACAAGGAGTTCCACGCTAGAGTCTATGTAAGTAAGCAACCACCCGCAAGACCACAACTATCAAAGGAGTACGCACGTGTTTAAGTTCATTGTAAATCTATTCAAGGGTACACCTGTACCCCATTCAGATACCCCTATCTATGACCAACTCGAGCGCGAGTGGGCTAAGAAGATTAGGATTTGACGGGCTATGTACCTGTATGCTAAGATGGATCTGTTGGTGGGCAAGGTGCTGACCAACTTACCGAGTGATCATAACTATGATCAGTTAGGAGATAACGGTGACTGAGATCATTGACTCTGTTGATAGTAACAACGAGTCTATCGAAGTTGTTGTTGCGATAACGTGTTACTCTTGTGGTGATGCGTTTGATTATGATGCCGATAACGAACGGCATTACACGACACAGAAAGGACATTGGAACTACACGACTCGCGAGTTCACGTACGAAGATGTCTATGCCTGTGACACCTGCACTAATAAGTGTGCTGACTGTGGTGACTACCATTTAGATAATGAGATCAGTGGTATCTACACTCTTGGTGAATACTGTGGTGATTGCACAGAGAACTATCGTGAGTGTGAGAGATGTGATGGCATCTTTACTACTGATGATGTTAACTATGTGGGTAGTGGTGATAGTTGTTACTGCTCTGGTTGTATCTCTAGAGTTGCTAACTGGTGTTCAATGTGTGATCAGTATGAGTGGCACGACGAGATGTGTCACCCTGACTCTGAGTTTGTACACAACTACAGTTACAAACCAACGCCAGTATTTCACGGATCATCTGACAAGCATCTGTATTTTGGTATGGAGTTAGAGGTTGAGGCTGCTAACGGTGACTACTCTTCGGGTGCTGAAACTATGACAGATTCTTGGGGTGACTTTGTGTATCTCAAGGAGGACTCATCACTTAACTTTGGTTTCGAGATAGTCACTCACCCTGCAACGCTTGAGTATTACCAAGATCACGTTGATTGGGGTACGCTTGATAAGTTGCGTGATGCAGGGTTCAGGTCGTGGAATGCCGGTACTTGTGGGCTACACGTACACATAGATAGGCGAGCGTTTACTGACCGTACTCACTTGCTCGCGTTCACCTATCTGATCAACCGTAATGAGAATCTATGTCGCCACATTGCCGGTCGCAACTCTCACTATGGTATCGTTAATGAGGGTGCTAAGATAGATAACGTGCTTACTATCAAACGCCGTCATAGTTCTGCTAGAGGTGGCGATAGGTACAACGCTATCAACTTGCAGAATACACACACGGTAGAGGTTAGAATGTTCAAGGGTTCGCTCAAGGTAGAGCGTGTCCGTAGTGCCATTCAGTTCTGCCACGCTTCGGTTGAGTACACACGTGACATACGAAGCGGTGCTAATGCTAGCGTAATGCTACGCCCTGAGGAGTTTGCCTCTTGGGTACGCAAGCAGGGTAAGTATCCAGATCTGGTACAATACTTGCCAGACTTTCAAATAACACCAGACGAAAACACAGAGTGATTATAATTATAATCGCTAGGAAAAGGAGAAACTAAAGTGTGTTTATTAATGGTAACAATGGGTCAGGTTCCTGACTACAACAGCATTGTTAATGCAAGCAACAATAACCCTGACGGGTTCGGCTATGCCATTCACTACGGCGACCGTATCATTACGAGTCGTGGTATGAATGCACAGAAAACTATCGACAAGTTCTTCAATGCACTCGATGGTGCAGGTACTGACTTTGTCGCTATGTATCACGCTCGTATCACAACGCACGGCGATAGCATTATCGAGAACGCTCACCCATTCAGGGTAGGTGGTCGCAAGGACATTATCCTTGGTCACAACGGTATGCTACCTATCCACCCCAAGCAGGGTGACCGGCGTTCTGACACGCGCATCTTCGCAGAGGATATCTTACCTAACCTAGGTGTCGAATCCCTTGACGACAAGGATTCATTCAAGAGGTTAGAGGGTTGGGCTGCCGGTAGTAAGTTGGCTATCCTAACTACTGCACCAGAGTTACGTGACTCTGTGTACATTGTCAACGAGGATCTCGGTACTTGGGACAAGGATGTATGGTGGTCTAACTCTAGTTACAAGCACTCGTACACGTTCTATGGTTCGGGTTACTACTCACGTGGACTATGGTCTAGCGAGGATCTACTAGATGCAGATCGCAAGGCACTAACCGCAGAGTTGGAACAGGTTGACTATACCTGCTATGTATGTATGAGTAAGGTTACAGAGGAAGGATTGTATGACGGTGTATGTACCGTATGTAACTCTTGCCTTGAATGTTACGATCACGCTGTCGCTTGCTTGTGCTACAATCCTACTGTGGCACAGCACAACTACAATGGAATGGAGTACTGATGTTGACTAGCCTAGTCAAGAGTGAAGTCCGTAAGGACGGTTGGTTACTGACACTTCAAGGTGTTAGGCTTAGCCTATCTGCTGATGAAGTGTATGAACTATTGGGTGTACTTGGAGATAAATACTTTGAGTATGCTATTGTAAAAGACATAGAAATTAATGATGAAGTACAGGAGTTATGCCGTGAAAGTTAATGAGTTGATGCACAGTCTAGACATACTGCGCCAAGTTGATATGTCAGATGATGTTTACGCATTCATCTACACCAAGGAGGATGCCGAGGGTTTGATTGACCCTTGGGTAGAGCAACAAGGTTACGCCCTTAGCGAAGAGCAATGGGTTGAACTTGTCGAGGAGATCAGAGCCAAGTGTTACAGTCTGATACTTGACTTAGTTGCTGATGTTGTGATTGACTATGTCAAGGGAGATAGCGATGAAGGCTAAGGCGCATATGACATTCGGATATTGGTGGGATACTGAACTAACTAAGCGAATGTATAGTATGTCTCAACGCGAGGCTGTGTTTGATCTACTAGATTACATAGCAGATAGTGACATAATGAATAAGATTGAATGGGCAGAGGAAGAGGAGTACGATCTTGTTACCTGACTTTGAGAATGCAAACTGTAAGGGGTTGGATTCAGATTTATTCTATGACGATTATGTCGTAGCAGAATCTATGAACCACGACACAGATACTAGGTGGGAGAGTTACATCTCGACTGCACCAAAGCAACACGCCTACCTACGTAGGGTATGTCTTACCTGTCCAGAGGTACAGGCGTGTCGTGAGTGGGCTATCAACAACGAGGAGTATGGGTTCTGGGGTGGTATGACCGCTACTGAGCGTAGATCTGAGAGGATTATGCGCGACATACCGGTAACAAACTTCAGCGAATTACTTGACAAGCAAGTAGAAATGATTAGAATAGAACAGGAGATACGTAGTGCATACTTATCAGATACTCTTGACTGAGGGCAAGGACTTGCAAGAGGCTAGGGAAAATACAAGTAAGTTCCTTAACATTTATGGTGAGGTTAATCCTACTTGGTGGGATTATTTTGGTGGTGCTTTCGGTGGTGGTACGCTGGCAGGTAGGTGGCGCAACCAAGTCTGTCCACTTGACGGCTTGAACTATGCAAAAAATGTAGCAAGGTTTGACGATATTGTTATACAATCGTTAGAGAGACGTTACACTTACTTCGAGACACACCAAAAAGGTATGAAAGAACTAGACATATCATTGGATAACTTAGACGTTCGCAATCCAAACAAGGCAGTACAAAATCAACTGTGGATGCTTGATGATCTATTAAAGATCTACCGAGATCAATGGACTTGTGACAGTGGTGTCTTCGACATTGTTAACAGATCGTTAACCGAAGCAGAACAAGAAACGCACAGAGATGTACACGGGTACAGCGGTTGGTTTATGCCAACGGCTAGCCTCAACAACTTCGAGATAAGACGCAGGATTTATCCAGAACAACAATGGTTAATCGTGGTTGACTTCCACTTCTAGTGGGTATAACAGGGTGTGGAGGACACAATGCAAATTTCAGATGAACAGTTAGAGGACATCAAAGAATCGTGGGAGTTGATTCAATCGCTGCCCCCGGAATTCCATCGTGATGCTAGGATCTGGTGGAATACCAAGGCTAATCCGATTGTTAAGGATGCTATTATCTCGGCAACTTACTACGAAACTATGGTGTTCAATGTAGAGAGTGATGCAAGAAGGGCAGTCAAGGATGCCTGAGTTATTGTTGATGTTCTCTATCGGCTTAAATATATTTCAACATTTTATTATCAAGAGACAAAGGTCTTTTGCTAGGGCTGCAAGGTCTCTAGTAACAAGGAGGTAACAATGCGTCAGCGCAAGAAAGAAATGGATGCACTCATAAAATTACTGGAACAACCAGCCGAGTCCGTTGATGATCTTGCAGAGGACGTATGGGAATTGATTGACAACGCTCGTCGAGGTCGAGAGGTGTACGCTATAGGCGTAAACTACAAGGGTGTCGGTCAGTTTCTCTTCGGTCCTTATGAGTCGGAAGCAATGGCACGTAAGGATATCGAAGGTAGGGGAAATGTCCGTGGGCTAGGTACGGAGGATAATGGGAAGATCTTCAAGGTTCTAGTTCCCACGGATATTTTTCCGAAGGATGAACAAATTGATATGTTTGACTTGCGATAACTTGGGTATAAGTAGTTATAAATTATGGGACTATTTATATATATATAATTATATATATAAAAATATATAGTTATAGTTATAATTAAATATATATAGGTAACCTTGAGCAAGTTACTCCCTCCGCTGAGGAGGTGGGGATGGTCTTTACTCCTTTCAACATCCCTGCCTCCTCCTATAGTTTTAGAAAAAACAACAACAGGAAGGACACATAGTGTCTGTAAAGATAAATGGGTATGACTTACCTAGTCACGTATCATACTCACAACTAACCACTTGGTTAGATTGTGGGTGGAAGTACTACCTATCCAGAATGGTTCAGATACCGGAGGATGGTTCGTGGTGGTTGGTCGGTGGATCATCTGTTCACGAGGCTACTGAAGCCTTTGACAAGGCATTCTACGAGGAGGTAGGTAAATGATTAAATCTCTACAACCAGATTTTCTGGACGAGGTGTGGAAAGATACGTGGGATAGGGTGAAAACCGCTCACGGTGCTTCTACGGGGCAGGAAGAGGCATTGTGGAGGAAGGCAGGACGTACCTCCAAGGCTAACCCAGAGGGTGAAGATGCCAACTGGTGGTTCTCAGAGGGTAGAAATATGCTGGACTCTTGGGTCAAGTTCCGGACAGGTGAACTAGGCTGGAGTGTGTGGACTACACCTGATGGCAAGCCTGCCATTGAAATATCTATGATGGTAGATATGGGTGGAGTACCGGTACAGATGGGTATCGACCGAGTAATGGTAACTCCTGATGGTGAGTTGGTTATAGTTGACCTAAAAACGGGTATGTATACACCATCATCAGATCTACAGTTAGCATTGTATGCTGTGGGAATGGAGAAAACATTTGGTGTGCGACCACAATACGGTGCATACTGGATGTCACGTAAGAATGTAACTTCACCGTTGGTTGAGTTAGACTTTTACAAGACAGAGATGATTGAGAAAATAGTTGGTGACTTTGACAGGGCAAGAAAAGAAGCACTGTTCATCCCTAACTACAGTCATTGCAAGATGTGTGGATTTAAGAAAGATTGTGAATGGAACAAGGAAGGTAAGTAATGACAGAGAAAAACTATGTAGTCAATGTTAAGACTACTAAGGGTACGATCGTCACAGCACGTGGTGATAGTGCCGAGGAACTACTGCGTAACATTGAAGCACTCATTGCACAGGGTGCAGGAGATGTTATTGCTTTACTGGAACAGGTGTTGACTGGTACACAACCAGTGCCTCCCAGTAACAGCGCAATCGATACAGTGGTTGCTTCGCTAGGTGGGACAGTAGTACAAGAGACTACGTTTGCACCAGTACCACCACCAGCACAGGCTGTAGCAGCACCACTGGTAGCAGGGACTCGTTCCTGTTCACACGGTACTATGGTAACTCGCAAGGGTAGCGGTGCTAAGGGTGAATGGAAGGGCTACTTCTGTCCAACACCTAAGGGTACGCCAGATCAATGTACTCCACAATGGGTAACTAAGAAAGACCCAGAATGGAATTCGATCTAACCAACCAGATGTCCTGGGTAAAGACATTAAACTGCCCACACATTCTTGAAGGAGGAAAATGAAGACATTAGGTAGGTCCGTAGGACGTAAGGATATTGGTGGAGAACCAATGCTACCGGTCTTTCGTGCATTTGAAAACAATCAAGTAGTCTTTAGACGTTCAGAAGTATCAGTAATTGCTGCACAACCTGGGGCTGGTAAGTCAACCCTTGCTCTAGCACTAGCACTACGTATGCGTGAACCAACGCTATACATCTCTGCTGATACCAATGCTCACACTATGGCTATGCGTTTGTACTCAATGATCGAGGGAGTATCTCAGCGTGAGGCTGAGCAAGTTATCGGTGAGAGTCCGGACGTGGCACGTCAGGCATTGACAAGGGCTAAGCACATCTACTGGTCATTCGATTCTAACCCTGGACTAGGTGACATAACTGATGAGGTTAGTGCTATCGAGGAACTGTTAGGTGAACCACCTGCACTAATCATTGTGGATAACTTAATGGATGTTTACAATGGTGGTAGCGATGGTCACGTGGGTATGCAATCTGTGATTCAGGAACTCAAGTACATAGCACGTAAGAATAACTCTGCTGTGATTGTACTGCACCACACTAAGGAATCTTACGGTGCTGATCCTTGTCCATCACGTGATGCTATTCAAGGTATGGTTAACCAGATCCCTGCACTTATCCTAACTCTTGGGCAGCATCAAGGATTGATGGCTGTGGCATCTGTTAAGAACCGGTACGGAAAGGCTGATCCATCAGGCAATACGCCTGTGTGGTTACAGTTCAATCCAGAGTATATGTATCTTGCTGACCTTGAGGAGGCGAGATGATTGACTGGGTAATAGGATTAGTGTTGACGGCATTACTTGCACTAATACTTTACATAGACCGAGGTGATTACTAGTGAGTAAGAGCAAGCAGAAAGGTACTGCTGCAGAAACCGCTGTAGTTAATTGGCTAATAGGAAGAGGTAGAAAGCATGTGGAACGACGATCTCTCAATGGCAGTAACGATCGGGGCGACATCGCTGGCATTCCTGGCGTTGTGCTTGAGATAAAGAATCACGCACGTATGGAACTATCTCAATGGCTAAGCGAACTAGAGGTTGAGATGTTAAACGACAAGGCTGATACCGGTGTTGTGATCCATAAGAAGAAGGGTACAACAGATGTTGGCAAGTGGTACGCCACTATGCCAGTAGAGGTTTGGTATAAGTTACTTGATGAGGCAGGGTATTAGTGGAGAAGCACAGTATACAGCCAATACTGGAGCATTACGGTGCGACAGTAAGAGAACAGTACGGTTGGGTTAAGTTACGTTGCCCATTCCACGATGATGGTCACGCATCAGCAACAGTAAATGTTGAGGAAAATGCGTTTAACTGCTTCGGATGTGGGGTAAAAGGTGATACGTATAGCATAATTATGGAGAAAGAAGGAGTAGGATTTCGTGAAGCAGTCAAGATCGCAGAAGGAATTACTGGACAGAGCAGCACTACACTACGGGCAAGCGGTGCAAAGAGCAGAAGCGTATCTCGCAACGAGGGGCATAACCTTGCAAGACGCGGTTACAGCCCGCCTAGGGTACGTAGAGGAGCCTCTTCTAGGGCATGAGCAATTCGCTGGCAGACTAGCAATACCATACATCACAGAGACCGGTGTAGTAGACATACGATTCCGATCTATTGATGGTAGTGAACCAAAGTATATGGGTATGCCAGGGGTAGAGACAAGACTATACAACGTACAAGCAATTCAACAGGCAGGTGATTTCATTGCGGTATGCGAAGGAGAGATCGACACGATCACATTACACCAGAAGTGTGGTATCCCGGCAATTGGCGTTCCTGGGGCTAACTCGTGGAAGAGACACTACTCGTTACTCCTCCAAGACTTCCAGACTATCTATGTATTTGCTGACGGGGATCAGCCTGGTTCGGATTTTGCGAAGAAGATTGCGAAGGAAAACCAAGGAACAATTGTAATACCAATGAACGATGGCGAAGATGTTAACAGTATGTACATTAAACACGGACACCAATTCTTTAGGGAGAAGGTAGCAGTATGAGTAAGATGAAGGATGAATGGTTTGATACCTATGGATTTGGAGAGCACGGTTACTACAGCGGTGCGGCTGATAACCAATATAGGTATGAAGGTAACCGAGGCAAAGGTGATACGTGGGGAAGTGATACTTACGGTATCCGTCCCACCAGTAAAGAACTAATCACAAGTCAAGATGCGTTCTATCTAGATGTTATGTCTGCCTCTGATGAGGCGGTAGAGATACTAATCAAGAAGCACGAAGACTACGGTTCAGAAAACATTTCACGTGCACCCGGTGGTGCAATCAATGGTCTGGCTGTACGTCTGCACGATAAGGTAGCAAGACTAGCAAACCTAATTGAAACTGGTAGGGATGCGAACTATGAATCGTTACGAGATACATTCATAGACATTAGCAACTATGGACTAATTGGAATTATGGTTCTCGATGGTTCATGGGAGAGTAGTAAGGATACAAAGAAGTGAAACGCGTTATTGTAATACCTGATATGCAAATCCCATACCACGATCCACGTGCGGTACGGGCATTACAGAACTTTGTTGGTGAGTACGAACCCGATGAACTGTACTGTGTAGGTGATGAGTCTGATAGTCCGGAACCATCACGATGGAACAAGGGTACGGCTGGTGAGTACGCAGGTACACTCCAAAAGAACCTTGATAAGACCGCAAAGATTATGCTTGAATTCAAGGAACAACTTGGAGACAAGCCATTCCACACAATGAGGAGCAACCATGGCGATCGCGTCGAACACTATGTTAAGAAGTACGCACCAGCACTCGCCAGTTTGCGGGACCTTGAGTACTCCAAGTTACTCAATTACCGCGAGAACGAGATTACCTATCACAATACTATCTGGCAGTTTACTCCAGGATGGGTACTGGCGCATGGAGATGAAGGCAACATCTCGCGTCAAGCAGGTGGGACTGCTCTATCTTTGGCTCGCAAGATTGGGGCTTCGGTTGTCTGTGGGCATACACATAGAGCGGGTATTCAACACGAACACCAAGGATACAACGGGAAGATTCACAACCGTCTCTACGGAGTTGAAGTCGGACACCTTATGGATCTTAGCCAAGCGTCGTACCTGAACACAGGTTCGGCTAACTGGCAACAAGCATTCACTATGCTCTACATTCGTAGAGGCAATGTTACTCCAGTAGTTGTCCCGATCAACGGCAGATCATTTGTTGTTGAGGGTGAATTGTATGAATGGTAAACTTGACTATGAAGTTATCGAAACTTATAGAAGTATGGTTGTTCAAATTGCATCCGAGTATTGTCGCAAGTATCCGATGGTCGAAAGACAAGACCTAGAGCAACACCTGTGGCTATGGTTCATTGAACATCCAGTAAAAACTAAAGAGTGGTTAAAAGAAGATATCAAGGATTCAGATAAACTGTTTGCTAGATCATTGCGCAATGCTGCTTACGATATGTGTATTCGAGAGAAGGCACACAAGGAAGGCTACAGCATAGAGGATGTGTTCTGGTATCGTAAAGAGTTTGTCAAGGCTATGATTCCTGCTATCTTATCTGACAACTGGCAGAAGGTAGAGAACGCATTGTCCACTACCGGAAGGTCAACTAAGTCTCTAGAACAATCAGATGATTGGATGGCACACGTTGCTGATATTCGCAGAGCCTTTGGTATGTTAGATGAAAAGGAACAGAACCTTGTGTTCTTGTTCTATGGTGAGGAAGTAACCTCACAGGATCTACATGAACAAGCACTACCAGAAAAGCCTTCATCAAAAGCAGCAGCGATGCAGGCTAACCGAGCACTAAACAAAATGGTAAGACACCTTGGTGGATTTCCACCTTTCAAAGATGAGGATGAATCAGATGGTAACGAAGAGGAAACTAAAGCAGGAGAACCGGCACCTAAGAGCAATGATCACGATGGAGCAGTGGAAGAGTTCTCTTCTTAACTCTGAACTAAACGCTGCTTACCGCAAGGTTAGTAAACTTAAAGAAGAACTTAAGTTAGAACGTGACATCAACTCTTTTGATCGGAGTGTCAGGACAAAGAACTATGATCTGTAGGAATTGTCAGAACGCAGGTGATGCAAGCAAAGTAGGAAACAAGTCTATATCTCAAATGCTTCATGCCAAGTGTAGTTACCCTGACTGCTACTGTCAGCACAAATAAAAAAAGATCCCCCCAAAGAGACGAGGAAATCTCTCTGGGGGGAATTCTTATTTAAGGACTAAGCCTTTGGTGCTTCGGCTTTTTTGACTTCGCCAATGATAGCCTTAGGATCTAGACCGCCACCCTTTTTCCAACCTGGACCTTTTTGTAGTTCCAAGTGTAGGTGTGGACCTGTGACATTACCTTCTTTACCGACCTTACCGATAAAGTCTCCGGTCTTAAGCACCTGTCCCTTCTTAACTTTGTAAGAAGATAGGTGAGCAAATAGAAGATGTCCGCCATCAACCTTTACTAAGACTGAGTGTTGTCCAAATGCTGAACCCCAGCACTGTCCAACCTGTGCAACTTTACCGTCACATGGTGCGACAACAACAGCACCTACTGGTGCAGCGTAGTCCACTCCTTCGTGGCGACCAGAGGACCACATGCGTCCCTTGACACCGAAGGGTGTAGTTACTTTATACTTTGGATCTTGCATTGGTGAAGGCATTAGTCTTCATCCTCTTCTCTTAGGGGTATGGTTACTAGCCACAGAATAAAACCAACTATGATTAAAACTCCTGTAACTTTCTTAGCACTGCCGTCTAACGTAAAGTAAGCAATGCCGAGTCCGACCAAGGTGTATGTCTCAGCCGTAATTTCCTTGAAGTATTTCTTGATCTTATTAAACAATTACTTTAGTCTCCTGACTTGTGCTAACTGACCTACAATAACTGCAGCCACTACAACACCCTGAGATTCTTCTCTCTCTTCAGGTGTCATGTCGCTTCCAATAGTCATAATCGCTTCCGCTGCGGCTGCAATCTGTATGGCACCGGGTACATTTTCTAGGTAGGTTGGTAGTTGGATATCAATCTCGGCTAAAAATGTCTCTACGGGGCTTACAGGGGCAGGAATTGCTATTGTAGGCTGTGGTTCTGGGGTTTCCTCAGGGACTAATTCCGGGGTGGGACTTATACTAGGGGAAGGATCAGGTACAACTGGCTCTAAACTTGGCTCTAAATTTTGAGTGGTTTCAGTTGGCTCTGGATCGGGTATAACGCTAGGCGTTACTACAGGGGTGGGACTTGGTTCCATCGTAGGTTCAACTGTTGGAGTTGGAGTATCCGAAGGGATAACCGTAGGCTCTGGAGTTGGACTAGGTTCTACTGTAGGTTCTGGAGAGGGTGATTCTATTTGAGTAGGTTCAGGTATTGGCGTTGGCTCTGGGTCCAGAGTTGGTTCAACGCTTACGACTGGCTCAGGGCTAGGACTTGGCACAGGTTCTAAGACAGGAACTATGCCGTTGTACCAGCGCAGTGAAGAATCTAAAGGTAGGTTATCCCTTACATAGAAATTGTAAGGTTGTGCGTAGCCACCTTCACAGAATAAGCGAGGTATCTCGCCCTTACCGTCAAAGAAACTATTGCTGTTATCCCAGCCAATAGAAAATGTTTGTTCCGTTCCGTCACCTTTAGCACACGTAACCTCAGCAAGAGCCTGTTCAGCAAATGCATTGGTTGGTGTAAAGACCATTAACGAACCTACAATAAAAGAAACAATCCCTACTTGGATTTTTCTTTTCAATTGTTACTTAGACTTCTTCTCGTTAGCCTTGGCAAAGGCATCATCAATTTCTTTTTGATCAAGTTTGCCATCAGTTAGAAATCCACGAGCAAGGGATTCCGATACAACTGCAACACCCATGATTGCTGCTAGTGCAGCAGACTTCCAGGTATCAATGCCTAGTATTGCACCAGCACCAAGGGTACCCATAACGGATGCAACTACTACAGCCACCATGCGACCTGAGATATCTTTAACTTGCTTCTTGCTCACTACATTTTCCTAACTGTTACCAACAACAAACCGCCGAAGCCGTTGTTGTCTTTATCGGGGGAAGATTCGTTAGTAAAACGAACCTCTTCAATTACTCCATCGTACTGCTCACCTGTGCGGTAATCAGTAACATGGACAAACTTACCTGTTTCTTCAATGGCTTCCATGCGTTGAATGAACTCCATTGCACGACCAGTGTAACCAAACAGAGAGTTGAACTTATCCATCTCATGGTCATAGCAAGACAGTGGGTACTGGTACAAGCGTTGACGGCGAGATGCAGGTGTGGCTTTAATTTGATAAGCCTCTAGTACTGGCACATCTTGGTCATCTGTTAGGTTGTTAAGCACAAACTTAAACGACATGTACTCTTGCTTGGTGGCTGGTGTGGAAATAAAAACATCTTGATTGCTTAGACCCTCAGAAAGAACAGCAACTGATGATTCAATTCCACTCTTGTCAATAGTGTAAACCTGGATGTTATCGCCTTGACCAGTAGTACATTGTACGTTTATGTACTTAAAAAACTTAGGTTCAACGGTACCGTAGCGAATCTTACCTGTTGTAAACCAACCAGTGTCTCGCTTAACAGTTGCACTTTGAATGTGTAGTTCACCAGAACCTGCGGCATCGCCCTCTTCTTCAACCACCATAACTATGCGGTCACCAATTTGATATACTTCAGTTGCTTCACTATTGCTTGAAGTTTCAACTACTGAACCATATGGTGATACGGCAACTGATGTAACATCGGTAGCGGTCTTGGCGTAGGATACGGTTGTAGATGTCTTAGCGGTCACAATGTATGTGCCATTAAACGTAGCATCAACACCCGTCACGGTGATGCTGTTACCAACGTTAAAGTCATGTGGAAGGCTTGTTGTCAAGGTTGCAACATTGCTAGTTAAAGCCTTGGTGCTTACTGAATAGGTTTCATTAACAGAACTGCGGTACTCAAGGTCATGTGCGAATGCATATGTACCATCATCAAACTGTGCAGATAAATCTACACGAATAAGACAAGCATGTGTAAATGTACTGTCCTCATTATCCGTTTTAGTTGCTGCGTAGATGTAGTTACCAGACTCAGTAAATCCTTTAACTGGATAATAACCGTTTTCATATAGCAGTGGACCAAGAATTACTTGACCATTAACATTGATAGGACAGATACGTAAACCATTGTTAGTACCTACGGCTAGTACACCTAAGTAGTAGTGGATTGCGTTAACTGTTTCGCCATCTGGCAAAGAAAGAACCATGGTAGCACCAGGCATGTCAAGTGTATTAGTTGTTTCATCAAACAATACTTGCCATACTTCACCATTGTTACCAGCATTGCCAGACATGTAAATAGCAGCAGGACCAGCAGTTGCATCATTCCAAAGCCAGTTTGGGTTAATGTGTGTTTTTACTGCTGATGGTAAAGTGTCAGTACCAGATGTGTGACCATGACTTGATGTTGTTCTACTTGCACCACTAGGAATAATACTCATGTTGTATATAGAGTTGCTTAAACCAAACAGAACGTAGCCTTTAACATACTGAATAAAAGTATTGGTTATGCCAGAGTTGCTAAACTTAAATGCTAATACATCAGAGTCACTGCCAATAGGACCAGTGTGGATAGCACGAGAACAAGTAGCATAGTAGTTAGTTCCGTCTGTAGTAACAGAACTAAATGGGTATGATGTGTGACTTGCTATGGTATATGTTGTAGTGGTTGCATCATTGTCACCGCTAAAGGAAATCTTTTTCAGTGCACCAACAGCATCACCTGATACAAGCACATCAGTACCATCACTACCAGCAGCAGCATTGATTAAGTTATTGCCAGTATAAACATCAATAACTTCTGGAAGAAGTTTTGCTTCACCAATAGTCCATACATCTACACCACGACTGTCAGCAAACCTATGAGTTACATGCTGATAGTCTGTGCCTGGTTCATAGAACTTAATGCCAGCACCGTTGTGCCAAGATGTTTGTGAACGTAGCCACCAACCAGTTAGAGATTGCTCACCTGGTTCAGGACTATTATCAAACTGGTCCTTCTTAAATGGTGCAGTCTCACGGCGGTATGGGTCTTGGTTACTTACCTTTACAATGAATGGTAGGTCATCAATGACAACATCATATGCTGTATCAGTTAATTCAAAAGTTGCTTCTGTTAATGGAATAGAAATGTCATAGGGAACACTTTCGGTAATGTCTCTATTAACTGTCATTACGCTATTGCAATCCAGTAGAATGCTCCTGATTGCTGGTTTCCACCAGTGTCAAGAGCACGAACATCAAATGAATTTGAATCCACAGCACTAACATAAAAAATTCTTGGAGAGCCAGTTGATGTACCACCAGTGCGCATAGTTACTACGACAGAACTTGGTGTAGTTCCAAGATTATGACTTACTGTAGTAATTCCACTTGACGCAGCACTTCCTGTACCACCAACGGATGCTCTGACTAAATCTCCAGCAATTCTAAGGTCACCTTCACTGGCTACATTTAAGATTCCAGTTACTGTGCCACCAGACTTATTTAGTTTTGCAGTATCAAGACTATCTAATTGTGTTTGAACATTAGAACTAAGACCGCTAAGGCGGCTAATTTCAGTATCAGTTGTAACGGCTGCAGTTAAAATTCCTGAAGCATTAGTAACTATAGCACGTGAAGCAGTTCTTCCACTAAGTCCATTAAGTTCAGCAGTAGTTGCAGTAACACCATCAAGTTTATTAAGTTCAGTTGAGTCAACTGTTAATGCAGCACCACCATTAATCGTACCACCAGTAATTACTGGACTTGTAATTGTTGGGGTTGTTAAAGTCTTAGCAGTTAATGTTTCTGTGCCACCAATGGTAGCAAAGTCAGCATCAGATAGTGCCGCATTGAACTGTGCTTTAGTACCAGTTAATGTGTTATCTGCTAGGTTAACTGTTTTGTTAGTTAGGGTTTGGCTATTGGTACGACCAACAACACCACCAGTTGCACCGTGTGCAGTACCAGTGGTCGTGTTGTCGTTACTGAAGTGGTCATGCACAATCTGCATGTCAGAGCCAACAATCATGTGCTTAACAGTGTTACCAACGCTGTGAGTCTGAGCAGTACCCAAACCACTACGTGCTTCAATGGCACGTTCTACTTTTAGAGTTGGAGAAGTTACACCAGTCTGGTCAACAGTTACTAGAACTGCTTCTTCTTTTACAGTATCTGGATTAAGGACTAGGACATATGGTGCACTAGGTAGACCAGTTACATTGTTAAGGGTGATTTGTACATCACTGGTACCGACATTAGCGGTTAGTGTTTTAGGTTCAACAACAGAGGAATAATTACGAGCCATGATTTACCTATCGGGTGAAGTGGATACGGATTGGGTTGCGGTCATTAAGTTTACGTGCTTCTTCAGCAAGACGCTTGTCGTAAAGAGCGAGTAAGTATTTAGATGCATTAGTACCAGCACCATAAGAACGACCAGCAATCTGTGATTGTTGATCTGCTTCAGCAGAACCAAAGGTCAAGCGACCTGGATCAATGTAAGATGCTAGACGTGCAGAAGCACCAAGAATAATTACATCCTTGCAAGATGCTGGTAGTCCGGTAACAGTTTCAAAATCATCATCGTTACTATCCATTACTGCAGGAGCAGCACTGTAACTAATCTGTACTGTACGACCAGGCTCAACACCAGAGTATAGGCTGATTGTATTCTTAGAATTGAATTCATCTATGTTAGCCATAGGATCAATTCGGTAACTACGAATTGGTAACCATTCTTTTGTTGGACCGGTAGTTTGGTATGACACAGCAAATACAGTTTCTACTTCATCTGGTATGGCGTAGGTTGATCTTGCTGGTGAGAACGAGAACGTGTGCACACCTGTTGTGTATAGATCCGGGAAGGTTGCAAGAAGGGTTTCGTTAATTGCATCCTTGACATCTACAGATGGGAATGTAGGAGAGATGATTACACGTGCACCGGTTTGATGTGTTGCTGCAGATGTACCATTGTATCCACGACCGTATGGTGGAATGTTTAAGGTACCTGAAGAACGATCATAGGAATCTACATAGATAAGTTCATCATCAATCTGAATGATACCGGTTGAGATGTTGTTAGCGGAAGCAACGTTAATAGTGGTTGCTGTAGCATTAACTGCAGAAGTGAGATGTGTCTGACGGTCTTGACGTAACGTAAACCCTGCTAGTTTACGCACAACCTCATCAGTCATTGAACCGAATGTTGCCATTACCATTTCACCTTATCTGCCCAGTATGCTGCGGACATTTTGCCTTTATTAATATTAGATGCGTGACGTGCCTTAAATGACCGTCTACGTGCAGCATAGGCTGCTGACTCCCCTGATTTCTTAGGGGAGCCAGACACACCTTGCTGACCAAAGCGAATAGTCTTAACCTCGGTACCAACTTTAGCCACAACTACGTGTGACTTCTTGGGATGATTAGGTGTACGCTTTGGCTTGTTGTAGCCAGAAACACCTGCACGTGCTAGTCGTGGGTCCTTCTTTGCTACCATGATTACTTCTTCTTTGCTCGCTGCATTAAACGTCTTGGCTTTGCAGGTTGTACTGCACGACTTACCACAGCCCTTGACTTTGCCTTAGGCTTCTCCATTGGACCAAGGTTTTTTCCTCCACCAGCACGTTGCGCCTGACGGGCTCTTGCAACCTCTGATGTTTTAGCACCAAACTTTTCTCCTCTAGCGTTAGTAAAAGTTTTTGACTGAGACTTTCCTTCAGACTTCATTCCCTTTACTTCAGCCTTTGAAACAATGTTTTTGTAATACTTGTTTACACGTACATTTTCCATAGCGTTCATGTCGCCCATTTGTTTGGCAGACTTGCTACCACGTGGAGCCTTTGGCTTTTCCACTGGCTTTGTTGGTCGTGGCTTTGGCTTAGCCATTACTTTTGGTTTTACTGGTTTCATTGCCATGTTACTTACCCTTCTTGGTTGACTTAGGACGAGCAGGAACTGCTGGTACCTTAGGCATGTTGTAGTTTACTTTGTCAATACCTTTGTAAGAACCTGGCATTGTAGGCATTTCATGCTTGTAATTGATGTGGTTACATCCACAGTTAGCACACATTATTGCTTCTTCCTGTCCCTTGGGACTGGTACAGACTTTGATTTATTCTTGCGAATTCTTTCAGCGTTCTTTTCGCCAGCCTTTTTCATACCCTTAGTTGTACCAACAATAGCAACACCGGTTCCTGCAATAGCAGTAGCCTTACCTCTAGTAGTTAGGCTTACTGGCTTTGAAGCAGTCTTTGGCTTGGCAAAAGTTTTCTTTAAGTTGTCTAAATTACCTTTGCGCATATCTTCAGCAGCACGGGACTTCTTGATTCTGTCAGTCTTAACACGAACCTTAGCCTCAGTTTTTCCCATAGTCTTTTTGTTGCCAATCTTTGTAACATTAGACTTTGCTCTACCACCACCACCAGTTGGGTTGCCGGACGAACCGCGACCCCAACCGCCACCTTCAGGTTTTTTACTAGCCATTACTTTTTGTCCTTAGGTGTACGTGATAGATACGCAGCACCACCAGCAACATATGCAGTACGACGAACGGACTTCTTCTTAGCAAGACCCTTCATGTTCATTAGCATATCATCTGCCTGCTTTGCGGTACCTGATACAGGTGCTTTTGGTGACGCAGTCTTAGACTTAGGACCAGTCTTTGCTGAATTTTTTGGAGTACCTAATGTTTTGGCACGAGCATTAGCACTACGTGCTTGCTGTGCTAATGCATCTGCCGCCTTCTTAGCAGCAGCAGCCTCACGCTGCAACTTAGCAGCCCTGGCTGCAGAACCTGCACCAGAACCCTTACCGGTCTTAGCAGCATTCTTTGCTGCGGTAGCAGCCTTCTGAAGTCTGATTGCTTCTTCTGCTTTAGCAGTAGCACGATTAGCAACATTCCGAGCAGCATTTTGTTTAACAGCAAGTTTAGCAGTAGCCGACTTAATACCTGCGACTGCCTTAACTTTTCCTGGTCCAAAAACTGTAGCAACTGTAGCGGTTCCTGCACCAAGACCCTTTTTCCAGTTCTTAAATTCAGGAGAGTTTCTCACTGCATCAATTGCAGATCCACTCTTCTTTGAACCTGAACCATCTGAACGTGCACCAGTTGATGTCTTTGAACCTGACTTAGCACCACGACCATCACGAGCAGTCATCTTGGTACCTGGACCACCAGCTGGACGCTTAGGCATTTTAGCACCTGGTCCACCACGTTGGGATGAGGTTGAAGAAGATGATGCTGAACCAGCAGTCTTGGCTACACGAGCCTTACCATAGAAGCGGTTAAGTGCTTCACGCATTGCTGGATCATTCTTGTACTTAGCAATAGCCTTATCTGGACTTCCTTCTTTACGAAGTTTATTTAACTGTGCTTCAGTTACCTTCTTGCTCTTGTCAAAGTTCTTTTTCTTAAAGGCTTCCATCTCAGCCTTTGTCATTTTTTTAGCCATACCATTTTCCTTTTAGAGCGCACTACCAAATGCGTGTCCTGTTTTGTCGCTTACATCCATAGCCTTGCGGATCTGTGCTGTAGATGTTCCTTCTGGTTGAATACCCTGAGCCCTAGCCTCACGGTATAGACTTAACTCATTGTTCCATTTTTTATTTGTCCAACCGTTACTAACTAAACTTCCGTTAGCATCTCCGGTTGCCATCTGTATGTTTGATGCTCTTAAACAATCACCCCAAGATGCGTGATCTTGAGTTGGGCATCCGCTTCTACAAGCCATTCTTATAATCCTTAACAGTTTGTGTCATAATGAAGTCATAGTTTTTAACTAGACGTTCATCGTCTGGATTAAGTTCAACTGCTTTGCGTGCATACTTTTTAGCAGAACCCTTCTTGCCTAAGTTCCAACACGCAATGGAAAGTAAGTCGTACATTCTCCAAGACATTGATGAGTCAGCAATATAATGTGCATTACCCTGAGACTTAACAGTCTCAACGGTCATTGCTGTTTGATAACAGTGATTCCACATCTTGCGTTCGTAGTAGTAAAACGCTAACGGGAACCAAGCCTCTAAGTCATCTGGTGATTCTTCAACACCACGTTGTAACCAGTGCAGACCTTCTAGGTCATTACCTAACTTGCAATAGGCTTCGCCTATGCCTCGCCAAGTCTGAGCACGTTCAACATTCCAACCAGGGATGTCTTCTAGTTTTTTACCTACATCAATAAGTTCTTGCCACATACCCTTGAAGTAATACTCACGGGCTAGGTAGACAATCATGCGATGGTCTGTTGGGTCTTCTCCGTGACCAAGTTCTAACAGTGAAAGATAACTGCTACGAGGTTTATCGTTATCAGGTTTATGGGTAATTGAAGTTTCAACTACTATTGAGTTGTCCGTACCAATAGGTACGATAACCTCATGGCATGGATACTTCCACCTATACCCATGTCTTGAATGGGCACGAGTGTTACTAGCCCAGACATTGCCTGTGTCACACATGACCCAAGCCCTATTGGTATCTGGCTTCCAAGCCTGTCTTATCTTGTCAAAGAAGTCAGGGTCAGGAATCTCGTCCATGTCTAAAACGACACACACGTCCACGTCAGCAGGTACAAGGTCAAGTGCCATGTTCCTAGCCACATCAAACCTAAAGTCGCTTAG